AGACCATTATCAAGTAACGCTAATTTGAATTGACGACGAGTAAGAGCTGGAAAATTAGATAAATAGATCTGCTCTTTTTCCTCATCAGTTAAATAACGCTCAGGATTGAGTAATCTATCCTTTTCTTCTTCAGTCAACTGAATAAAATCCTCAGTGATTAATTCATCTTGAGATCCATCTTGTTCAAATGCATGAATTAAATCTGTTTGAATATTTCTAAAGTATTTCATCTTATTTCAATCCATTTATTAATTGTTGCTGCAGTAATCATGTAAGAGAATCCATTTGGAACTGGATATGACAGAGTTCTCATTGCTGACTCATTCGTATTAATTAATTGATATCCATCGACAGTGTGTACTAGAGCTGTGTTATTACTTCCTGCTGCTGTAACAATTAAGAAGATTGGCTTGCCTGTGTTATTTGTATATACAACACCTGACACTCTAGAAGCAGTTAAATCATTAAAGGATTGATTTACACCTATTCCAGCTTGCAAAGATGTACTGATATTAATATTGCCAGAACCATCAAAGTTTGCATTTCCTGAGACAGCGCCTGATATCGAGATATTTCTTGAATATGCAAGCCTTTCAGCAGAAGGTGCACGTCCATCACTATTTCCAGTACCTCCACCAGCTACTGATAAAGGCACCATTCCATTATTTGAATAAACACCCCATCCACCACCATTAATGAATAAGTAGTTTCCCGATTGATGTCTAAATTGTGCTTCTGGACCATTAAGAAGCACAAATCCATTTGATGAAATATTACCTGTTATAGACAGATCACCTTGAATTGAACCACCTTTCTCTGTGATGATTCTTTCAAATGGTTCTTCGAAACCAGCAAAGTCTCTAGCCGATCTGTACCATAAACCACCGTTTTTATATGTAGTCAAAAATTGTAAAGCGGGTGATGATCCAGAACCTAGAAAATGAACTACTGTTCGACTATCTCCTGCACTAAGTTTTGAATAAACACCTGATATTGCATTCCATGCAACATCGTTTACTGAACTCGTTGCACCATCTGCCTTAAATTTAGTTGAATCAAAAATTGTAATATCACTTGTACCATCAAACTGAACGTTATTGATTCTTCTAGGTGTTTGTAATTTTGATGCTGATGCTGAATTACCTGTGATATTGGAATCAGTGTAAGCAATTTGCTTTTTAACTGTCCAAGAAGTGTCATCATATCCACTTTGAAAATGATAAAGCCCTTCAGCTGCTTTATTAAATACAATGGCATTTTTTCTGCCACCCGTGCCATCATTCCATCCATTTAAAGTAATGAAATCACAAAATGCCGATGTGGTATCTGAATTATAAGTACCAAACCATGCCTGAAGGGAGTTCGCAGCTAATTCTGTTGGTAAAAGAGTTCTGTCATCTTTCATTACTGTACCAACAGCATTAGATGTTGCATCTAATTTGCTATCTTGTAGTTTTTTACCTTGTGCTGCCGTCAATGCTTTAGATGCATCATTTGTGGTGAGATCATCAACAAGTTGTACAACGCCTGTTTGAGCCGTTGTTGCTGAACGAATGGTCTGTTGGGAAATACTTGTGATCAGACCTTTTGCATTTACAGTAATTGAAGGAATTTGTATTGTGGATGCATATGTATTTGCAGCGACACCACTGTTGGCCAAAGTTAATACGCATGACGGATTTGTAGAGCCATCAAAACTGAATGAGCCAGTTGCAGCTCCAGTAAAACTGATTGTTCTGGAAGATTGTAACTTAGAAGCAGAGGCTGCATTTCCTGTAATATTTGAATCTGTATAAGCAATTTGCTTTTTAATCGTCCATGTTTGTGAAGCATATTCGGCTTGATAATGATGTAAAGACTGTCCAGTCTTACTTAAAACCAATGCATTCTTTAATCCACCAGATGCTTCATGCCATCCATTAAGTGATAAAAAATCACAATAAAAGGTACTATTATCAGAGTTTAAAGTCGCAAAATAAGCTTGTACTCCTAGACTAATCTCGGAAGGTTTTAAGATGCGGTTATCAATTGGTTTTATACCTACTGCATTTTCATCTTTATTCAATTTTTGATCGTTAAGAATCTTACCTTGAGCTGCTGAAAGTGGCTTAGATGCATCGTCAGTTGTTAAATTATTGACCAATTCATTTCTACGAATATAGTTCTCATTTACCCAACTTCTAGTTGCATAAATAAGCGAGTCATCTAAATAAAGTGCAATGACATCAGCATTCTGAACGTTGATGATTAGTTTAATTGCTATTTCTCGTGCTCCACCTTCATCTTCTAATGGTTTGTATGTTGGCGGATAACTTGCATTCACAACCATTGTCGTATCAGCAAAAAGTCCCAATTCTCTAATAAAAAACCCACCAATTGAGGTTGGAATAATTCCTTCACACACGATTTGATTAGAATTATTTGGGTTAATTTCTACAACATTGAGAGCGATACGTGCTTTTTCATTAACTAAATTTGATCTAGTTTCTAAGGGCGTGGGAACAGATCCGTTCCCATCACCAACAGCAATATGTGAATAATTGATTTTATTATTGACAGTAGCATTCGCAATTAAGGCTTTACCATTATTGGTCAAAATACCTTTATATGTGTTGGCCATTTTCTTTTTTACTCAACATAAATTGTGACTGTTTCGGCACCATGACAGCCGATTGCAATTCGGGGCAAACATACGGGTTGTACATTAATTAATAGATTTGTTAGATGGCGACTTGCTGGCTTTGCATCTTTAACAAGTCTATTAACTTCAACGTATGTCTCCTCTGTAAGTTCAAATCCATTTAAGTTCAACTCTAATGTGAAAGTGCCTGGTGTCCCTACAGGATTTGTTTCAAACCATTCATGAAAAATGCATTGGTAACCAAATTGAGATAGAACCTCACGAACAGCTTGTCGAGTTCCTTTAATTTGATGTTGTCGAAATGATTTTTTAATAAGTGAACGCTGCAATGAGGGTTGCCAACTGTTATCCCAAGAATCGACAGAATATTGCCATGCCAAAAAAGATAAAAATGAATCAGGGGCATTATCAATAGAAGCTAATGTTTTAATTTCTACAGGAAGTTCACAATTTTTAGCTGCAACCTCAGTAATATTTCTTTCCAACTGAGTACTATTCGGAGGCAATAATTTACTCACTCAATTCCTCCGATCGTTACTGTCAAATTGTTGCAATATGAGGCTTGAGCCTGTGTCAAAACAACGTCGGATAATGGACTTTCTAATTCAACACGACGAACGCCATCAACATGCAATGCGGCATATATCGCTGATAAATGAATTGATCGTCCAATTCTTTTTTGTTTGGTTGCATAAGCAGTAATATTCGAAATTGCTTGTTGAAGTAATGTTGCTGCCTCAGGGTCTTTATCAATGTAAAGTTTAGCTTCAATCGAATACTCAACAATTTCTACAGATTGAACTGTGACTCTATCTCCTATTGGACGTACATCTTCAGCCGTTACAGCATTTTCAACAATCTGAATCAATTCTGGAGATGCCGTACCTGTTAATGAGTCAGCTTGCAAAATAGTTAAAGTGATATAAGCGGGCTGAGGTGAAACAACTGATACATCTCCAACTCTACCATCGGCATCCCGCGCAAATTTTTTATATGCAGCTTCTGGCCCAGCAACTGATAAAGTGTCAAATGCAAGCTGAATACGTTCGCGAAAAGCATCATCAGATTCCATGATTGCAGCAATCGGTGGGGTTTTGCTAGTGTCAGCTGGCTTGATAGTTAAACGAGAAACGTTGAAGTTTGCCCCAACTTGATCTAGATCATTTTTGGTTGCATATGCCAGTAATAGTGCCCTTGCCGATGTATTAATCCTATTGCGAAGTATCAATTCACGATATGCATTTTCTTCTAGAAATTTTGTTAAAGGTTCACTTTCACGTTCTAGAGTTTCAGTTATTTGATCTACTTCGTCACTTGAAAAAAGTGCAATAAGAGCTGCTTTTCGTTCAGAAAAAATCGTCTCAAAATCAAGGCTTTCAATAATATCAGGCGGTGACAACGAATTAAAATCTATACTCATGTTTTAGCACCCATATTTAAAGGAATTCTTAAATTCATTGATTGGCCTGAAACCCTGTAAACAGTTTCAATATCAAAGACCAATCCATTTCCTTGAACGCTATATAGTTTGATTTGGTTGATATCGACACGCTGCTCCCAAGTCGTAACTGCGGCATAAATTGCGCTGTAACATTTAAGTACCAGAACATCATTAATAGGTTTATCTAACAGCTCAAAAATAAGAGAGCCATAATTTCTACGCATGACACGACTTCCGATTGGCGTAGTGATAATGTCTTGCAATGACTGCTGAATAGATTCTTGAAGTGAGGTGGTTTTTTGTCCATTGTTTTTATTGATCACGGAACTGGTCCCCCAGATGTACCACCACCAGATTGAACCCCAGATGTTTTATGTGACTTCAGGCTAATATCACCTGCTCTAACATCTGCACCCGTAGTGAAATCACCTGTTGAATGGCTACTGCCATTAATCTCTAAATTGCCATTGATCGTGGTATCTCCGTTTAATGTGATTCCACCTAAGGCCGTAATAACAGCTTTACCACCTTCAGGTAAGATGGTTTCTAAGATATGTGAACTGGTGTCATAAGAAATAAAACAACCATCAGAAAATAAACGGATGTTTTTATTTGGCTCATTGGAAATTGAAGGGTTATTTTCATTATTCAGGCCAGCTATTGCGATGCCTAGCTCAAGTACTCCACAAGGACTTAATACGATAACTTCTTCACCAGGACTAATCGGGTCCCATGTTTTGTCATTTCCAGCTCTTAAATTTAAAAAACGGATTTCCGCAGTCGTAATCTCGCCTAAATCGACGGTGACTGTTGGAAAAGGTTGGGACGGTTTAAAGGTCTTGACTGTTCCTAAACGAATCAGGTTTTCAAGACGTCGAGAGATTTCTGCATTCATGCAGCAATCGTTATTCAGCTCAGCATTAATTGCATGTAATGTTGCTTGTATGTCAGTTAAATACAAATAAGTTTACAGATTGACATAAGCCATTATATCGGTCTCAATCATCTCTATTTCTTCAGTCGTAAATCCTAATATTTCACGACTGTGATATTTCACAGTGGGACCATTGCGGTCCACTTTATCCAGTAAACCAAATTGATGAACACGGGCTATAAATGCAACACGTCCAGCAAAACCAATAGCCACACCTTCAGTTGTTCTTTGGACTTTCATCCACTTAGCATTTTTAATTGCATTGAACATTTTATTTTTAATCTTGTTCTTTTTATCTCGTAACTTGTTTTTCCGTGGCACATATTTACTGCCATCTGGATTTTGTTGTTTGGTAATACGTTTCTTTTGAGAGCTTCGTAGTTTACGACCAATCGACATTTCAAGCTTTCTTCGCTCTACATCTGAAAGCTTGATCAGCATTGCGCCTAAATGATCACTTAGCGCCTGTAACTCCGCCATAATTAATTACCAAAAAAGAAATTTTCAGGATCTGCCGACATCCACTCTGCAAGTACTTCCCCTGTTTTATGATCAACCATTTTAAAAGGAGTTGGCTCAGCTGCAGTTTCGTATTGTGGTTCACCAGGAAAAGAAATATCTAAATGGCCATCAGGCAACCGCTTTACGATCACTCGTTCGGTAATTGGAAAATTAAGAGCTAGATCCACTTTGCTATTGTCTAAAAGCACGGTTTCAAATTTAAACGCATTTTTGTTCTTGTCTAAATTGACCAATAAATCGGATTGGTTGATACGTACCCAATCTAATAATGGAATCATCACGGCATCCAGTTCGCCAGCGTACTCTGTTAATATGATTTCTAATTCATATTCATACTCAAACGAAAGCCCGTTGGACATAAGACTTCGGATTTTCCCATTGTCAGTATGAATCAGCAATCGATCAGGATCTCGCTGTAATTCTTTTACAGCATTAAGCATGTGAGTACGCAGGCTTTCTGGTTTTTTCATGCGACTTTAACCTCGCCATAGATTGGCTCAAGGTGATCCCATTCTTTTTGAAATTTAGCTTGATAACCCAATTTTTTATAATTTTTACCGTTATACAGCGTAAAAACTGTGTGCCAATCTTGTTTTTGTAAAGCTGCTAAAAGACCAGGTTTCCATTCAATAAACCGAATAAATGCTTCAAGTTGTAGTGTCTCACTTTGTTGTTGTTGGTCAACAAAGTCTTGAACTGATTGATAGCCTAGATCTTTCCAGTTTTCCCCCATAATTTGAAATTGTCCCCAGCTTGTAGACATAAGTGCGGATTCTTTATGGATATTGCTTGCTAAACTTAAACGAGTGTATTCAGCTTGATCGCCTTTGTAGCCACCCACCTGAGTATTGACTAGATTAGGAACAGTTTTGACTAATCCTGTCGCTAAAGTTTTACCTAATGATTGACTGAGATAGAAATACATTCGATGGCGTTCAAATAAGATTTTAGCTTTTCCATTTTTGAGAAAACCTACTCCTCGTCCTTCAACCGCACCAAAGACTCGAATCACTAACTCTGGAACTTTTAAACGTTTTGCAGCTTCTTTGTAGTCATCATCTTTCAACAACTTACTAACAGAATTTCCAGTTAATGCCTGACGTGTCTTATCACCTACTTTACCATCGGCTACTAATCCAACTTTACGCTGAAATTGAATAACTGCAGCTTCAGTACTTGGTCCGAAATGACCATCAACATTAAGTGGCTTTCCACCAATATTTTTATAACCTAAAGCAGCTAACTGTTTTTGAAGGGTTGCAATGGCATCGCCTTTTGAGCCAAATTTTAAGATCATGACGTACTCCAGATTACCTTAGCCACATTGCCTTTTGCTCGATAAATGATGATCGCTAATAGGACGGAAAAGACGGCATCCCATAACGTAACAGGGTCTTTAAATAATAGAATATGTACGCTTTGCCCCATAAATGACGCGATTAGAATCGTTGCCATAAAAGAGTAAAGTCTTCTATGTCGCAATCCTGTTGGATCAAAACAGATGATGCGAAGCCCACAAAAAATATAGGCAATCAAAGCGATAAATTGAAATAGGATTTCCATCATGATGTTCCTCCACCACGAAATTTATTCCAGATGTCAGATAAACTAGTTTGATCCACCCAAACCATAAGTTTTAAAATGATTGGCAATGAAAAAATTGCTGCAGCCATTCCTGCCGTTGCATCATTTGTAATAAATGTCCGAGCAATAACTTCAGGTGAAAGTAAATAGCCAAATCCAGTCGCTAGAATCATCGTGGTTAAACGTTGTAAGGGTCTTAAATCTTTCTTTGTCGTAGCAAATAGTGCAGCTCCAAAGACCGCCCCGAGTAATGCATTACCATTGATAAATGGTAGTAATGAAGCAGCACTGAGAGTCAAAGCTGTCATAGTTGTGGTTGTTGCTGGTTCTGCCATATTTTTTCTAATCCCATAATTGAATGGTTTGTTTTGTTTGTTGCGGTGTATCAATGTCGGGCAAAATCAGTGAAGTACCCATTGGAAGAATCACGCTCAACTCTGATAAATGAGGATTGGCAACTAAGACTTTTTCCACTACTCCAGAACTTCTTCCGTAGTAACGCCAGCAAATTGAATCAACGGTATCGTTTTGGATAGCTGTTACTGTTTTACTCATATCAATTCAACCACAGTATGGTTTTCGCCTAGCAACTGCTGAATCGCCCATTGTTTATTTCGACGATATTCATCAATGGTTAGACTAGAATCTTCGAGATTTTTTAAACCAGCATTTGAACTGTCATAGGACCGATATTTCTCATTTACCTTTGCAGCTACACCATTTGATACGGCAGAAAAGTAGAGATAATCCGTTTCAGGTAAATCATCGACTTCGCCTTCAGACAAATCTGATAATTGTGATGCTTTAGATTTAAGTGCCTTTAATAAGCGGTTTACATCGATCACTTCTTCAATGATGTTTTGTTTTAATCTTTCGTTTGTGACTGAGCCATCGATTCGGATTTTTTCCCGAATATCATCCAAAGCAATTTGCGGAAAAAACGGGTCACTCTTGATGATGATTTGACTTGGTGTGATATTGCCATTTGCAACGAATCCCATTAGATCTCCCCTGCTGTAATTATTAGTGCACGGGTGGGAACGATTGTTTAATGATTATCACAATGTAATGACATCGCAATCGTTCGCCCATGCGGTGCGAGGGCACTTGGTTATGTCGTTTTAAAAGCCAAGTTGCCTTGGTCATCTACGACTTGCGATCCATTGATATTTAGCAATGGTTCGGTTTGTTGGGTGGGTTGAACTTCATCTTCAAATGGTTTCACCTGGTCGGAAGGCACAGGTAATTTTTTTAATAATGAAGTCAACGTTTTTAAATCTTGCTTACCGTTGCAACGATCATCCAACTCAATCGCACGTTCTAAACGCTCTTTTGCATAATTGGCATGGTGCCAAACCCATTCAGGCAGTTGGTCATCAATCTCGCCAGAATTAGAGGTAATCGCTGCATTGATTTCCTTAATTTCACCTTTGGCCAAAGCCACAAGTAGTTTTGCTCGCACCTGGTCTGGCATATCGAGTGATTCTTTTGGAATATCTTCGCTCTCGAGCAATGTTTCTAATGCCCAAAGAATAGGTAAATCAATCTCGGCATTGGTTTTCAACTTTTTCAAAAATGCATTGGAAATTTCTTCAATTACCAATGTTGCAGTTTTTCGTTCGAAGCGATCAGGCATGATCATGCTGTGACGTAAAGCAAACTCAGCCATTTCAACTGCTTTTTCATAAAAGCCAGTATCAATACACCAAACCAAAACAGTCATGAAAACATTGTCTTGAACTGGTTTATTAGCTTCGATAATGCCCTCAACATATGGCAAGTAAGTTGGAACTAGTGCCTGTTTTAGTTGAATTTTGGCTTCCATCGATTGGATGTTCTTCAAGCGATGAATATCATTATTCAACTGAGAGAGTTGCAGCTCATAGAATGTCTGCTCTTGCATGGTGCCAAACTCAGCAGCCGAATCGGCTGCTGCTTTGGCACTGTGCTTTTGGTAATGTGCGCGTGCTAATGACATGGATTACTCCAACTCGATATTTTCAGCCATAGCAGCAAGACCTAAATCTTCAATGTAGTAATCTTCGTTTGAAGATTCATAGTTTTCGATTTGATCACGCTTGGCATTATCGATCACGGTACGACGACGAGAACCTTCTTGAACATAAATCGAAAGGTTGTCAAAAGTCGTCACTAAAATTGCATTTTCAGGGAAAAATGGCACGGCATACACTGGTAAATTACCCATGCGTTTTTGGCTGATAATAATATCCGCTGCTAATTTTTCGCTGTTTTCTTGTTCTTTATTCACCAGTGGGAAGTATTTATCTGCAACGGTTTTACGGTTACAAAGTACCACTAAGTCTGGATTGTCCTGGTGCACTTCATCAATCATTTCATTGACTAAATCCATCACTAAAGCATCGACGTTGTGATAGTCTCCAGTAGCACCGATTTTGATTTTTCCAACCGTTGCACCTGAAGACATAACGCGGGCAGCGTTTTCTTCACGCATTTTTTGCAACCAGCCTTTGTTGACATCCTGAAGCTTAGGATTGGCAACAATATCAGTCGTTGCAGCAATCGAAGTACCATTGAAACCAATCATGATACGATCCAATGCCTGGCGTTTATGAATCTGGCCACTGAAGCGTGCATAGAAATCTTTAAACTTTGCCCATTGATCTAACTTTTGATACTTAATCGCAGTATCGAAGTCAGTTTTACGGCACATATAAAAACGTTCATCCATAGACGTTGGGTCTTTGGCCTGACGATCTTTAGTATCAGTATTGGTACGAGAAGCGATTGGACGTGAAATTCCAAGACCTACAGCCGAACCCGATTGCTCCAGCACCAAATGGATATTAATTTTTTGCAGAAATGCTGAAGACAATTGGATCTTGTCTTCTAGTTTTTGCTGAATTGACGGGGCTACAGTAAATTTTTGTGTAACCTTTGGAATGCCATTCAACTTGGCTAGTTGCTGCATCGCAGCATTGAATTTTAAACGTGTCTCGATACGCATTGAATGTACTCTTTATATTTTTATCGTGGGATTAACAATCGACAATTTCGGTGAATTGGGAGTTACCCGAGGTTGGGCGTGGTTCAGAATCAGGTTCACCATTTAGCTTTTGCTTCAGATCGTTAAAATCGTTTTTGAGCTGCTCATGGGCTGTATTTAAAGTACTGAAATCACTCTCTAATTTAGAAACAGCTTTACCCTGCTCTGCAGTTTCAGTCGCAATTTCGATAATCGCGTTTTCTTGTTCAGAGAATGATTCCGCTGACTTTTTCTCGTCTTTTTCTTGTTTAGAAAATAGTTTTTTTACTTTGTCGAGTAAGCCAGCGGAATAGGATTGAGGCTCTTTGACCTCTTCAAATTCGATTTGGGTTTCTACAGCTGCGGTGAATAAATTCTCAGGACGTTGTTTACGTTCATTGAGTGGATTTACTTTTGCTCCAGCAGCAAAAGCCAACATTTCAGTTCCGAGGGATGCTGGGGAATCTGTCACAGCCAAACCGATCAGATAAGCCTTTCCTGTTTTGGCAAAGTTTTCATCGACTTCTATCGATGTATAAACTTTCTGCTTTTGCTGGTTCAGAGAAATAAGATTATCTGTCGGTTCGATTTGGGCAAAAAGTGCATCTTTTTCTTCACCATTGATGGTTACTTTTTCTGTTTTTAAAGCAAGTACATCGCCATAAGCACCAAAAGTTCCACCAGGATAAACACTGCGTAAATGCTCAATGTTAATACGAGCACCATATGTGTTTGGATCATAGCTTTGAGCCATTTGAATGATCCAATCAGATTGGATTTCACGACCGTCAGTGGTATCCCCTGCTACTGCAATACGAAACCACTTGGATTTGTATTTCTTTTCTTCTTTGCTCATTTGCAAACCTATCAATGAAATTATGGAAAAATTCATGTTTTCGAATAGGTGCAGAATGGGCAATGTAGACTATCTCAAGCAATTCAAATGGCTTGTATATAACTGACATACAAATGGCTTTAACTGATAAATAAATAAGGTACTGCCAATGTTTGCCAATTAAAGTAATCACTAATTGGCAATGAATGATTTATCACCCATAGCAAACTTACATCTGATTATGGACAACAAGCTCAAGGCGAAATTCCTTTATTGGCTTGGTTGGAAAATTGTCGATATTTCAGAAGTACTCAACGAGAATGAACGAACAGTTCAGGCTTGGAAAACACGCGAAGATTGGGAAAAGGAAAAACCAGAAAACCGAGTTGAAAATGCATTGACTGTACGGTTGATGACTTTGATTTTAAAAAATAAAAAGACTTCTGGTGACATCAAAGAAATCGATATGTTAATGCGAGCTTATAAGGAATTTGCTCGTGTTGAGAAATATCGAAATGGTGGCTCTGAAGCAGATCTAAATCCCAACATTCGCAAGAGAAATACTGAACGTAAAAACATACCGAACCACTTTACAGAAGAACAAATCGAAGAGCTCATCCTTGCCTTTGAAGAAAATCTTTTTGATTACCAATGGACTTGGTATCGGGCGATGGACGAACGCTCAAGGATGATTTTAAAAAGTCGTCAGATTGGAGCGACTTATTATTTTGCCCGTGAAGCATTAATCGATGCCTTACGTACAGGTCGAAATCAAATCTTCTTATCGGCTTCTAAAGCTCAAGCGCATATCTTTAAATTTTATATTAAAGCATTTGCCTCTGAGATTTGCGGTGTCGAACTGACTGGCGATCCAATTGTCCTATCCAATGGTGCTGAGCTACTGTTTTTAGGTACAAATTACAGGACTGCCCAAGGGCATCATGGCAATTTATATTTTGACGAAATCTTTTGGACATATGGGTTTAATGAGTTAGAGAAAGTCGCGTCTGGTATGGCCATGCATAAAAAATGGCGTAAAACATACTTTTCAACTCCTTCGACTATCACCCATGAAGCATATGCTCATTGGACTGGATCTCGTTTCAATAAGGGTAAACCAAAATCAGAACACCTAAAAATTGATATCACACATAAAGCCTTGGCCAATGGGAAAAAATGTGCTGACAGAATTTGGAGGCAGATAGTTACTGTTGAGGATGCCGTTGCTGGTGGCTGTGATTTATTCGATATCAATCAACTCAAATTTGAATACTCGCCTGAAGACTATGCAAATCTATTGATGTGTGAATTTGTGGATGATGGTCAGTCCATGTTCCCTCTCAGCATGTTGCAGATCTGCATGGTTGATACACTTGAAATCTGGAATGATTTCAAAATTTGGCATAACAGACCATTCGCCAATAAACCTGTTTGGATTGGATATGATCCTGCTTTGACTGGTGACAATGCTGGCCTCGTTGTTGTTGCTCCTCCAGCTGTAGCTGGAGGCAAGTTTCGAGTACTTGAACGACACCAATTTAAAGGTGATGACTTTTCAGAACAAGCCGAACATATCAGGGCAATTACACTTCGATATAACGTGACTTACATCGGCATCGATACTACAGGCATGGGTTATGGTGTTGCAGAACTGGTTCGCGCTTTCTTCCCTGCCCTTACTACTTTCAATTATTCACCTGAAGTGAAATCACAACTTGTCTACAAGACATTGGATGTCATCCGAAATGGCCGTCTCGAATTTGATGCTGGCGACAAGGATCTCGCTCAATCATTAATGAGTATTAAAAAGACTCTAACTTCAAGTCAAAAACAAATCACTTTCTCGGCTGGACGATCTGAAGAGATCGGTCATGCGGATCTCGCATGGGCACTCATGCACGCAATCTATAACGAGCCTTTGGCTGGAATTACAGAAACAAATACCTCTATGGTGGAGATTTATTCATGAACCCTTTTTCTATTGCAAAAGGTTTGGTAACAACTGCGCTTAGTAATTTGCCACAAAACATACAATCGGCTGGAGCAAAACAACAAGTCGAAGCATTTTCATTTGGTGATGCTATACCAATCATGGACGGTAACGATTTATCAAATTATATGGAATGCTGGTTCAACGGGAGATTTTATGAACCTCAGGTCAGTATGGCTGGTTTATCGAAAAGCTGGAAATCTACACCATATCTAAGTAGCGGAATTATTTTCAAAAGGAATTTTCTGGCTAATTTATTTATCCCTCATCCACGTTTAAGCAGAATGTCATTTGAGCAAATGGCATTGGATTATGTTTGGTGCGGAAACGCATACATGGAGGACATAAAGTCTCGGCTCAAAAATACAATCGAATATAAACCAGCCTTGGCTAAATTTACTCGCGTTGGAGGTCAACAAGGTCAGTACTTCTATCTGAACAATGACCAAAAAGGATATGAAGAATATGAATTCCCTGCAGATCGAATTTGCCATATCCGTGAAACTGACATCGATCAGGAAATCTATGGAACGCCAGAGTACATCTCAGCCTTGCAAAGTGCTTGGCTCAATGAATCTGCTACTCTATTTCGACGTAAGTATTACAACAATGGTTCTCATGCTGGTTTTATCTTATATGTGAATGATCCAGCTTCAGATCCAAATGACATTACAGCACTAAGACAAGCATTAAAAGAAAGTAAGGGACCAGGTAATTTCCGTAATCTCTTTTATTACAGCCCAAATGGAAAAAAGGATGGTATTCAAGTTATTCCAACATCTGAGATCGCTGCAAAGGATGACTTTACAAATATTAAATCTATAACCCGTGATGATACTTTAGCTGCACTTCGTATCCCACCTCAGTTAATGGGCATCGTTCCAAGTAATGCTGGTGGATTCGGTGATATTAAATCCGCTACTGAAGTTTTTTATCATAATGAAATTGCTCCATTACAATCACGTTTGTTAAGACTTAATGAATGGGCTGGTGATGAAATAATTAGATTTAGCGAGTATAAAATAACAAAAGATAATTAAAAAAATGCCCTCATATTTGAGGGCTTTTTTTATGGGTTTAAAAATCTTATTAACTTTATTAACTCTTCATTTAAATGCGTAATAGTTATTTCAGCAAATCTATTGTCACAATCAGTTTGAGCTAACTCAGTTAGCTGTTCATTCAATATCAAAAGCTTTTCTTTTGCTCTATCAATATTGTTTCTAACCACTTCTAAGTTTTCCATTTTTATTTCCTCTAAAAACAATAACTTAACTAACTTTATGAAAGTAATTTTCGCTTCCTTTCCGCAATTAATCAAGTAAATCATTGTTTTTTATGCAGAAATATTTTAATGAGATTAATTATCATCTACCCCATCCTATGAGCTTGGACGGCCCCGCGCAGTTGCCCACCCCACCTGCGGTTTACAAATAGGACTGATTTACTGCAAGGCGTGTCATAGGATAAAGGGCTTTGTAACCTTATTGGTATTTGGAAGTTCTAAGGCTTAGGCTAATTTTTTGATACTGCATTTCACTGCAAATTACTAAAAACACTAAAGGCATATTTTATTTAGAAAGCAGAGCACAAGATTCTGATCTCAAGTTTAAGAAAAGCACAGATAATCGTCACTTTCTACCTAGCGTCTTTGAATTGAAGTAATAAAGT